CCATTTTGCTCACCTACTTCCCTTTGCTCTTGAGCGGAGTTGAGTGCGAGCTTCATTTTGCAAAACTCCGTTGTTTGCGACGTGTCCCATCCAGCCATCACGATGATTACGCTATGGAACCCAGCGGGACAAAGTCGAAAGTTTCCGGAGAATATGGCGGCGGCCACCATATTCACCGCAAACCTAGCTACGTTTCGACTTTGCCCCTCGGGATCCATGCATCATCGTCGAGTAGATGACTGGATAGGCCAGTCCCAACCAAAGGAGTTTGCAATGAATCTCGAACACAACACCGTCAAGGCAATGGAAGTAGATGGCAAAATGTGCCTCGTAGCGTGCTTCCCAATCCTTTCTGAGCCACAAATGGTATCTGGCAAATCTAAGAAAGGCAAAGAATACACAATCGCGCACGCCATCGAACCTTTCTGGCTACCTGGTGCAGGATTCGAAGGTCTGGAGGGATCATACACCATCCAGTTCCAAGCATCGCAGTTCGTCAACAAGAAAGTAATGTTCGGAGCCTGAACAAGGAGTTAGCCCTGGGAAACCAGGGCTATCTTTTTGCTCATACCTGTGACCCCCAGTCGGTGAACCAAGCCAGGGCGAATGATAGCTAGATAACATGAATTAGCATACGTTAATGCTATTTCAATCGACTTACGCAGTTATGGTCAGGCAATCTAATGATTTTCACCTACAGCCAGCTTCCGCGTACATAAAACAACTAGCACCACGATCCCTTGTACAGCCATCATCAGCTCTCATGTGTGTACTTATCACCTCATAAATACCCTTCAATCTACTGACACATTTACACCTTGATCACACCCTTCAGTGGGCGGGTCTCCGAGTTCGTTCAGCCCGGCGACTACGTTAGTAAGTTCTACTCTTACGCCGGGCTAAACGAACCCGAAGCCCTTCAATGATAAAGGAGTAAATGATGACCAACGAAGAGTTCAGTGGTATGTGTCTCAAGTTCTTCGAGACTTTAGACATCAACAAAATAGCTGAAGGAGAGTTTGGATTGGTGTTTTTATCTCTCTGTGAGGCTCAACTGGATAACCCCCCACTCCAAGATGCAATCATCAACATACTCGAATCGGACATCGTGACTGAGTATGAACTAGAGAGACAGAGGGGAATGATATATGGGGAATCCATATCCACCAGCCCTCACACATCTCAGTACGACGAGACACTAGGTAAGTCACCAGCTTGGATCTGGAATCTGAAATAGGCGGGGCTGTCGAGGAGGACGCCGCCCGAACCCGGCGTCCTCCCCTCCGCCTTATATCACTCTTGAAAGGAGTAAAGCATGGATAGCTACAAATGGGAAGCAGTCACACCTGCAGATGCCAAGGTATTTCATAGTGTCCCAATGATGCCAGGAAACGGAGCAGTTAGAGAGCCAGATAAGAATCCAGTTGTTGACCACGACTGGAGAAATGGCATCAAAGTAAAGCGTGAAAACATACCCTCCATAATCATAGGTCAAGAAGGGTATGGACGATGCCGAAAGCACAAACCCAAGGGCAAGGATGTCCTAGATATCCTCATCGAGAGAGAAGAACAGGAATCACGAATACCTGAAGTCGTAGTTGCTTCACATGTAACAGTAACCAACTGCAGACCGATGGATGCACCCAAGATCCGCAAATCTAAAAAGAGAAAACAACGATAATTGAGCGGGCGGGGCGAGGAAGCGGCCCCCGAACCGGCCGCTTCCCCTTCCGCTTTATATGAAAGGAGTAGACAATGAGTTTTGTTGAATTGGTACTGCTTACATTGTCTGTAGCAGTGATTTGTTTCAGTATTTGTTTTATTGTAAATGCTATCAGAACGCAGAAAGGTAATTGATATGTCAACAAAGAATAACAACCTCGTACCTAATACCCTTACCAAGATGACCATTGACGGTAAGGAATGCCTTGTCGCTATTGCTGAGATCTTCGATACACCGCGTGAGAAGTCCGGCACATCCAAGAAGACAGGAAACGACTACAAGTTCTATGAACTCGTAGAAGGAATGTACACAGGAGCTGAGTTCGCTGGACATGACGGTGAGTGGACTGTTCAGTTCCAGGTCACACAGTGGCCTAAGCGTGAAGTCGTCACTCTCTGATAAAAGAGTTACGCAAGCCTCCTTTCAGCCCTTTCATCCTTAACGGGATGGGAGGGTTTTCACTATAATAGTTTTGTATACCCTCACACTCTTGAAAGGAGTCGAAGTTAAGTGATGGCATTCTTCATAGTAGTTCTTTTGATATGCACAGCCATAGCCTTTTGCATGGGCGAACAACAAAATTAGCCAACTCTTGGAAGGAGTGAACAATGGCTTTACAACTAATGGGTAATTGGGGGCAGACAGCCACAATCGACGACATCAGACAGCTCGATGATCCGGAACCAATGGGATCACGACACGTACCAGTACGACACGATTACAGTTGGGAGATCATCCAAGATCTTTTCAACTACCGTGGATTCGAACTAACGAATCCCGTCCCTCGTCTATCTGAAAATACCAAGCGAATGCTTCTATCCTTCGACATCAAAGCGAAGGGTAGTACCACTCTTGCATTCGATGCCAATGGAATCAAGATGAATGGTTTCATCATCAACTACCAGGATCAAACTGGTCGTTTTACATTCTGTTGGGGTGAAGAAACAGCAGCTTGTACTAATCAGCAAATTGTGGGAGAACACAAAGTTCAACACAAGAACACTGCTAATCTCGTAAACAACTTACGCCTCATGCTCTGGGACCAAGTCACAGAAGAAGCAATGGCTGAGTCCTTCGACAAGCTAACCTACCGCAACGATGACATGCGTGGCATCATGATTGATCCTCAACAAGCATCCCACTACATCATTGAAGCAGGTAAGCGTGGCATCATTACTTGGCGTGATGTTCCCAAGGTCGTTGAGTATTGGGAGAAGCCAGACCACAAAGAGTTTGAGCCTCGTAACCTTTACTCTCTCTCCAACTCATTCACCGGCTTCTTCCAAGAGATGAATCCTTTCAATGTCTCTTCACGCAGCCTCAAGCTTGTTGACATGATGGATGAGATCCGTACCGATATCCGTAGAGAGAACGAGTACCACGATTCAAACATGAGTCAGCAGGAACTCGAAGACTCATACGATGTCAACCGTGAGATACGTGGGTATGAGGACAACTGATCATGCCTAACTATCTAATCCAAGAAGATGAGGAGTATGGCTTTGTTCATACCAGGAACTTGAAAGTCCTAACTAGATATATTTACAGGGCTTTTGAGACCATAGATAAACCATACGCTGCTATGAAGAAGGGAGGTTTTGTAGCTGAATGTAAAGACATAGAAGAAGGAATAGATGTTCTTCGTGTACAAACAGACACAAATCTCCCCGCTGGTTTTTCTTTTATCTCTAAACCCACATACGCAGATACGGTCTACCGCTTTGAACAACCAGTTGCTGTTCGACTCTCTGCAGATGAGGTACTCGAACTAAGTAAAACGACAGGCGATCCTGTCTTCACTGCTGGTGTCCACGAAAGTACATTTGAAGACCCCAACGCAGTAGTTACCCGTGAAATAGGGAACATACATAAGGTAGAGTACTCACCTGTCAAGTCTCGAATGAGACGAAAGAGACCCGAGTACGTAGCCAATACCCGTAAACGACAGGGCAAGGTACCCATTTACTGGTTCGAAAGGTACGCCCGCCTCATTGATAAGCTGTTAGATTTACCTGTCACATGGGTAAGGGGGTGGGGAACATGGAAAAACGCCCTCTCAAACTACCATTCATGTTCCGCAGGTATAAAAAGATCCTCCCTTCCTATCCTGGATAGACTCAGATTACAACCTGAGTGGGCAGAACTTGTAGAAGCAGCCTCCCATTACATTGATGGGGTAGAAATAAACCGAAAGGAACACCGACGCATGTCTTTGTGGGCCAAGGATATGCGACAAGAATGCATAGTCCTTGACATTCCTGTACCTACATACCAAAAGAAAAAGAAAGGAGAGTCACATGAGTGATCTCAACAACATTATTCCCAACGTCGAGCTAGGCGTTGAGATGGACAAAAGCGACATTGCTTTGGTTATGACAGCCAAACATGAGCGTAAACTCCGAGACGCTATGAAGGAGTACAGCGAGGAGGAAGACTCTCTTTGTCGCAAGAGAACTGAACTGCAGAAAGCTCTCAACACGAAGATCACGTCTACAGTCGAGACCCACTTCTACTTCAAGAAGAACAAACTTGAGAGTGCACTTCAAGATTTTGGATGCCAAGTCTCCAGTGAACAGGACTACAAACTGACCTCCGAACAATCCGTCTTTGATAAATCTACCTACACCTTTACCCTCAAGGTAAACACAGGTGGTAGAGACAATGCCTGGGGTAGCAACGTACTCTCATTCAGTGAGACATATACTTTCTATGACACACTCGAAGATTCCGGTGAAGAGGGTGTCAATGCAATGCGTCAACTCATTGACCAGCTATCTGAGAAGATCAGCCGTGTACGTGAGAAGCACATGCGTGTGAGCCAGCAGCTCAGAGACTTACCTGCCATCGAACGTCAGGTAAAGGGCTCTATCGCAGAGCATTGCCTCAACAAGTCCGAAGCAGGCAGAGAGATCCTGCAACGTATCGAAGAGATGGTGGTACCCAATTACCTCAAGCTCCCCGAGTGAGGTAACCCCGCTTCCTGAGCATGAAGTCAAACTGCTCTAATCTTTTCTTCTGTCTTGGTGATCCATCTTCCCAACGTGATCCCAATCAGGATCCAACTGATTCAATAACCGAAGAAGAGTTTCCATGCGAACAATACTATTATCCAATGCTCTTATACGATCAATCAACTTGACCGTCATATCCCAGAGAGCCTGGATCTTTGCAAGTAAGACGTTCATCATCCACCTGAGCATCAAGTAAAGAACGAAGATAAGCAACCCACTCATGAAGATGGGGAAGCCAAGCGTCTCAACCAAATGCACAAATTGATTTACGTCTTCACTCATTTATTCTTCTTACCGGGAAACATCTTATTCAATGCATCCCTTCTCTTCTTACATCCACTACAACTCTTGACTTTACCTCCCGTAACTTTATTGATAGCTCTCTCTATCCTGCTACCCAACCCGTTTTGTTTTACCCCGAGTTTTTTATCCAACTTTTTTCGGGATTGCTTTACTTCTTTCTTGGTCATTGATCTAACCCTAGAAGGAGCTTTTCTTACTTGTTCATCCTTGATCTTTGTTACCCCGTTCCCTTCTTCAAAGGTAATTGGTGGGTGTGGCTTGGGGGGTGTAGCTTTTGTCTTTTCTTGCATTATTGAATTCTCCTCCATTCAGGTTATTTTACATGTGAGGTGACCCTATGATCCAATATGACCTCTCAGATATCAAGAACTCTGACGAAGTGTGTTGGGAATATCTTCCTCCCGATGAATTAGAGGACGGTATTGACGATACTTGGACAGAAACTGATGCTGGTTTGTTCATCCGAATGAACCCTATTACCCTGGCTCTCATCACTGCAGCCGAACAAGTAAGACTGAAAAGTATCTGCCAAGGAAATATCCTTGAGTGGATCTACAGGCTCAATGCCTTGTTTGATGCAGGCAAATCAGTATTGATGGTCGAGACCGATGAAGGTCCCGTGCCCATTCGATTTCAAGTGGCTGACTTGAGAGAACACATGGGCCTCAAGATTTCAGTTACCCCATACGCCAAAGAAAAGTTTGATGCTTACATCAGACAACTCAGGATGCACCGGCACCTTGCGTGTGATGATCTTGAAATAATATGATTCCCCGCTAATATCTAAATCGACATACGTAAAGGAGGCACGTATGAAACTACTTGTACGTGGTAACAGTAATCCTGACTGCGATTACTGTGAGCTACACGAATATCCCAAGTCAGTCTGTGTGCCTATGGTGCACTTCAAAGACTCACTCCCTCCCAGTACTTCTGACAAATCCATACTCTTTATAGGTCAGAACCCTGGTTGGAATGAGGACCAACAGAACGAACCCTTCGTAGGTAAGTCAGGTCAGCTAGTCAAAGAAGCATACATCAAAGGGTGCAAGCTCCATGAACGAGCATCCATCTACCTTACCAACGGTGTCCGTTGTCACACCGAAGCCAACGAAACACCCAAGCCTCGACACTTTCTCCAGTGTGACCAGTACCTGGAAAAAGATATCCAAGACATTCAAGACACCCTAGCTAGTCCCGATAACCTAATCATCGTGACTCTTGGTGCTCCTGCAACAACTGCACTCTGGAAAAACTTCTTGGATGAGAGAAGAGTATCTCTTCAGGAATCATTTAACAGGAATGGAAACTACGTGAGTTCCTTCCTAAACACACACGACTTCACAGTCTTCTCCACCTATCACCCAGCTGCTGTTCTCCGCAACAACAACTACATCAACGCAGTCGCAGCACACATGCAGCTTGTGTCTGATTGCCTAGACGGAGTCATGGCTCAACCCTCACAGCCTGACATCGTGCCCACCCGCTCACCCAGAAAGGAGTAGTAACATGCTACAAGTAGCAAAGTTTAGTGATGGACACCAAGTATTTTACACAGGTAGCACAATGAAATGGGCTTGGCAAGTGCACCGTGAACCTGGACAGATAGATCACTGGGGTAATCCTGTACCAGAAATGGTTACGGGACGGTCACGAACCTACGACGGAGCAGAGAGAAATTCTCAAGGGGCTTCAAGGTACGAACTCAATCCAGAGATAGAGATCGTCCCGATAGTGCCTGCTGATCATTCCCCCAAGAGCGTTGAGATAACAATCATCATTGAGGAGGAATAATCCATGTCCCTAAAGATATGGCATTGCAGAGTTCCACATCATCTATCAAAAGAAAGAGTATGGTCTACAGACTCCCGAGATAACTTCGATGGCATAGAAGTATGGGCTGCATCAAGAGAACAAGCAAAGCTCATTGGTTCATACTATATTTCTAAGTACTCAAAGTGCCAGCCTCACGAAGTTGTTGTACGCCGAAACCGTTTAATGTACAACCCCCGCTTGTTGACCCCACCTAAACATCCAAGGAAAGTAATTGAAAAGGAGGACTACGTTGGATGGCAGACACGACAACAATCAGCTTAGACATCGAGACATACGGTGCTTGTGTTACTGACTGGGATGGTAACCCTCTTCCTCCTCAGACAGTCTTCAACCCTCGCCGTTCATTACACACTGACCAGGTAACGCCAGGTAATCTCAACTTAACTGCAGCCATAACTCTAGTGGAGGAACCCCTATGTCCAGAATTCAACAACAACTCTTCCCATGGTTTGATGGATATGAAACCAACCCAGACAATGGTTTTCAGATTGAACCGACCCGAGGAGAAGGAGAGGCTCCGCCGGTGGTTGTGTCATTCGAATGTGATCCTGGGTATGAACCTCGCTTTCGACATACAGTATTTAAGAGCGGATCCTTATTTTCGGTTCAGTTTAGAGAACCAAAGGTTGATAGACCTGTCCGTTTTGAATTATTTACACGACGAGATGAGACCAGAGAAGAGTCTCAAGAGTCTTGGACCCGTTCTCCGTACTCACTCATATAAAACAACCTTGAAACATTCCAGGTTCCCCCACCCAGACCACCCAGACCTGTTGAAGTACAACGCTGAAGACACCCACAATACCACCCTTGCAATCTCAGAACTTGCCAAGCGTATACACAAAGACTTTTCAAGTACTGACAAAATTAGTGGCTGGTGTCTGCAATTTTACTCCGATACTATATGGACGTGCATACGCATGTCAGAAGCCGGGATACCTATGGATGCAAACCGGCTGTCGTACTTCGAGCAAGAACTTCAAAGAACCTCTTCACGCGCCAACACAATAAGCACAAAGAAATATGGGCTACCTCTCGAAGGATGTGGCTCTGGGAAATCAAAGGTCAGGTTCATGAATCTGGCTTGCGACGTAATAGACGGACACCACTTATGTACCACGGCTTCTCAGGTCAGAACTATGATGCAGCCTTCCGAGGACTCTACCGAATTGCATGGGGAGTCTTCATCGGAACTCTCTTCTTCTACGGACTTTGCTTCCTCACAGAACTCTGTTCGTGACAACCCTTTACTGACAATTACTCCGAAGCAAAAGGAAATATCATTCTCAGAGGAGAATCGCAATCTCCTCTGTGATATGCTGCCTGATGCCCATGTTTTGCGTAAGCCATTCAAGCTTGCCAAGAAACATGCAGCAGCACAGAAACTACAGTCTTCCTATTGCTTCCCGCTCTTGCGGCACCGGAGGAATCGTCCCGATGACAAGTCTTCAATCCTCATCCCTAAAGGAACAAGTCACTTCGCCTACCCCACATGGTATTGCGTCCCCACCTTTACCAAAGACTCAAGCGGTGCATCAGGAGGAACACTCCAAGGACGAATCACCTGCAAAAAGCCAAGTGCACAAACCTTCCCTCCCTCAATCAAGTCCTGCATCAAGTCCCGTTTCCGTAACGGTTCCATACTGGGCTTCGATCTCTCACAGGTTGAACTTAGAGTCGCGGCTTTGCTCTCAGGAGATACAGCACTCTTACGAGCGTATCTTGACGGAGATGATCTTCATAAACAGAGAGCTATACAAATCTTCGGACCTGACATTGAGGATCGTCCTGACTTCCGAGATCTAAGACAAGCGGGGAAGATGATCAACTTCGCAGATCTCTTCCGCTCCGGCTCCAACACAATGCAGCAACAGCTCCTGGCCATGACCGGTCAGCTTCACCCCATCTCCTTCTTCAAGTCCGTAGCCGATGCCCGCCCCGTCCACCGCCCCGGTCTGTGGGCGTGGCAAGAAGAACGCATAGCCGAAGCCCGCAGCAAAGGCTATGTCTGTCTCCCCCTCACCGGCCAGTCCCGTTACTTCATGGGCGGAGATAAATGGGATGTCAATGAGATCGTGAACTTCCCTGTCCAAACTACAGCAGGTAACACCTTACTCCGCATCCAACACTACATCAGTAAGAACTTAGGTAGCATCAATGCACGTAAGCCCTTGGCCTACATGATCCTCAATATTTACGACGCTGTTTATATTGATTGTCACCCCGATGAGATTGAGAACGTAAAAGAAATTGTTGATTACTCAATAGGATTAGTTCGACATAAAGATTATTGGTGCAAGCTTGAAAGATACTACGGAAGAAGTGTTCCACTTGAGTACGACGTAGAGATCTATTGACAATATACCCCGTAGTGTATAGGGTGTAGGTATGAATCCTAAAGATCCAATTGTATTGTCCCGTCAGCAAAAGATCCGATCATTACTGATGGGTGGTGTATCAATATCCAAAGTCGCTAAACAGGTGGGGCTCTCCCGAAAGAGAGTGTATGACTTTGCGATGAGGGAGAAGCTCCCGTACAACCCACCAGTCCGTCCAAACGGTAAAGTCGAACGTCGAATCCTGGAAGCCCTCGCTGCAGGATTCTCTCATCGAGAGGTGGCAGAGATGTACAACCTTGCCCCCGTAGTAATCGACAGTATTGTCAGTCGATTCCGCAAGGAACCTAAATCCTAATGGACAGAGATTACACCCTGATAATCGACACCCGGGAAAAGAAGCCTCTGATTTTCCCCGCTAACATCCGTGTTCTCAGTCCCTCTGCCCCTCCCTATCAGGTTAAAACGAACCTAGTCCGGGTGCACTCCAAGAAGGAGAAACTTGAGACAGGTGATTACTTGCTACGGGGGTATGAGACCGTTACGATGATTGAGCGTAAAGGCTCCCTTCGGGAGATAGCCACTAACTGTTTGAATAGGAATGACCGAAAGAGATTCATAGCTTGCCTTGAACGTATGAAGGATGCGTGCTCCGACCCCATCCTCCTCCTTGAAGGCACCCCACTTGAAACACTCCGTAAGTCTAAACACGTAACTGAACCAGGAGCAGCAGTCGATTCACTTATGAGACTGCTAAAAGAATACGAGATCAATCTACTCCTACTACCTACATCATCAAGTGCACAACGGCGTGCAACTGGGGAGTGGGCAGCAAGACTACTGATCAACGGAGCTATCAATGGCAATCCTCTCTGACTTTCTACACACGATGAATCGTAATGAACCGGTAGTAGGTAGTGGTTCATCAGGTATTAGTACACCGTTGTTCGTAATGAACACGGATGCTAAGACAGTAACCACATCCGGTGATGATCCCTACTTGCAGATCGGTGGAACACCCGGTGAAGAAGGTAACATCCGTCCAATCATCGTCCCAGACATGGGCTACTATCTCGAACTCAACGTGGCCTACATTGGTACAGCACCCACAGCTGATCAACCGAAAGTGCGTGTCTACGGTGAAGTTCCCATGGTTACGTCGGATGTTAAGCGGTACTGGCCGGTAGACGTTGACGCGAATATGTCTGGTTCTGTTGACAGTGCTGCAACAGACACCAGTTCTTTCTGGGTTCCCCTCATTGACTGGGACAGTCCCGAATATCAAACAGACCACGACGAACAAGATGCAACTAACGTTGTCGCCTTGAATCCCGATGCTGTTGTAGCTCTCGATTCAGGTGACGGAACCCCAGGTATTAAACTTGGAGTTCCTCGTCGTGTAGCTATCACTGGCTGCACTCGTCTTATCTGCACTATCCACACAGCATCTGATAGTGGTGGTGCATCAGTAATCATTGGCCGCATCACCGGTTGATTGGAGAAATCATGTACAAAAGAAGAAAGACAGCCTCTGCTTCCAAGGGCGGTGAACCCAAGCCAAAGGCAGGCCGCAGCAAACGAAGAGCTGCTAGAGCAACCCCTTCTGGTAGAGGTACCAAAGGTAGACGGACACGACGAACCGGTGGTGGATACGCTGGAGGCTGATTCATGGCTAAGAAGAAGAAGAAGAAAACTGTTTACTCTTACTCGAAGAAAAAGAACGGTAAGTCTTACGCTTCAAAAGCAAAAGGGACAGGCCGTAGATCTTCGAACCATTCTAGTACTTCAGGCGGTAGGTGATACATGCCAAACGGCTGGGAAGAATACAAGGTCCATGTCCTTGCAGAGATGCAACGAATGAACTCTAAGCTCGACAAGATCGAGACAGAGGTTCGTCAGATCCACAGGGATATTGCATTCAACCGAGGAAGACTATGGGTTTTCGTTAGTTTTCTAGCCCTGGGCTTTTCAGTTTTAACTGATGTTGTATTGCACAATCTACTAGGGTAATCAGATGCGTAAGTTCTTGATTGTTATTCCCTTGTTGTTGTGTTCTTGTTTCCCCGCTAGGCATTCTATTCCTTCTATACATAGCGTACCTGGGGCATCCGAATTAACAGACAACATCAGTCCCGACTCGATAAGCAACCTCTCGATCTTATCTTTAGTCGGGGGCATTTGTATTATCGGAGGAGTAATAGTTCTGGTACTGCCGGGAGCTTCCAACCTCCGAGCCTTCAATGCTATACTGATTGGCATTGTATTGATCATGTTAAATGTTGGGGTGAGAGAGTACCTGCCGTACATCTATATCCCCTTTATCATTGGGACCGGAATCCTATCACTTGCAGTTACGTACAGGGCAGTCCGGTATGTCCTGAACTGGAGAAAGAAGACATGCTCGCATCAGCTGCATCCATCGTTGGAACGCTCTGGTTCGTCCTCCTCATCGGAGTCCTAGCCTTCGTCGCAGGAATTTGGGCGAGACCTTATGCCATGAAACTTTTGAAAAAGGACGATTGCTGTAAGAAGTAGTCTCCCGGGAAGGAGGCAATATGCCACCACAAACAAAGCCGATCCCTGTCCCTAAGACAGACGGTAAGGACTCGAAAGAGTGGCTCGAAGCTCATGGGCTCGTAGCACGACAGCCTGCAATCAGGTCGTCAGACTACGAGTCCGTGTTGCATTGTCCATTCCAATACTATCTGTCCCGTAGACTTGGACTTGTCCAGTCATTACGTTGGAGCCAAGCCCTATCCCGTGGCTCCTGGTTCCACAAACGATTTGAGTATTACAACCTTCTACCTGAAGTTGCAGGTCCTCGTATGGAAGAAGAATACGAGAAGAGGGAGAAGGAATTAACAGAGATATGTGAGGTGCGAGGTATCAAGGGTGAATCAAAAGCCCGAGTACTAGAGCGTGAGTATCAAGACATGCTCTGCACATCAGCTTGGTTCGATGCATCCATGAACCTCCCGGTTTTAAACGGGAAGTCTTTCATGGATAAGATAAACGAATCGTACTGGCAACACCTAGGTACAGAAGTTGTAGCTGAATATGTACACCCTGAGTTTGGTCGAATGCTTGCCCAGTTCGACATGCTTCTCTACCACAAAGAGCAGAACTCAGTGTGGATCGTTGACCTTAAGACTACAGCACACAATCCTCTTGACCGTTTACAGACCTGCCCAATCGAATTTCAAACTCAGCATTACATGCACATACTTCACTGGATGCTGCAAGAACAAATGCTCACTAAGCCATTCGATATCCCAAGAGACTCAAAGCTTGGAGGCATGATGCATGTTGCAGTTCAGAAACCAACGATTGAGTTTGGTATGAACGACAGAAACTTTGACATGTACGATCATGAACTCAAGCGGGGACCAAGGAAAGGTCAGATCGAAACACGTAAGACCTACCACGGTGAGCCTCGTCTTGAGAACTACCTTGAAAGATGTAAGAGGTGGTATCGAGGTGAAGGTGAGTATGAATCCAAGTCGGTCGAAAGAGAACATGCACCACCTATAAACATCTCAACTACAGGGGCATCGACCCTTGACACAAGGTATACCGCCGAGTACACTTCGAGGTTGAGGTTTGTTCATTCGTATTCAACGGCTGATCCGGTGCCTTTGAACTTTCCGAAGTCAGCGAGGCACCTTATGCAGTTTGGGAAGATGAGCCCCTTCGCTCCCTTTTACCTCACACCCACCAGTGAGTGGCCAGGGATCGTATCAACAGAAGGGTTCATGGTAGAGGACAGGGATGATGTAGTGGTGGGCATCCCCTAGGCGGATCGTAGCCGCCCCCACTTCGCAGTGAAGGGCGGCTACTCCCGCCGGAAGGGTATGTTAAAGGAGTTCAATATGCCACATAAACCAGACCCTATCTTGGTGTTCCGTGATGAGATCATGGCCAAGATAATTAAGAACAAACTTATCGAACTTGCCTACGAGAACAAGGGATCGTTTGAAACACTCAATGATTTCTACGACCAGTTCCGTGAAAGGTATCAAGTATCGGTTTCTAACATAGCCATCAAGAAGTGGATGACTGAGCTTGAACTCAAGCTTGCATCCTCGTTTACCTTTCTGGACGAAGGGAGACCATCCGTTTCCCAACCACCAAGAAACAACAACACGGTATTTGTACCCGATGGCGATCCGTCTGAAGCTGATTTAGATGTCCTCTTTGATAACGAGTAAAGGAGTGCAATATGACACAAGAAATTGCAGTAGGTAAAACTGCAGCCCAACGCTTCTCCGGTTTAGGATTCTCTGCTACTAAGATGGTAGCTCCTCCCGGTAAGCTATTTGGTTTGCTTGTGGGTATGCCTGGGGTAGGTAAGTCCTGCTTCATCCAGTCAAACCCCAACGCATTCATCATCAACACAGACCTATCAAGTACTACAACCGAAGAACCTAAAGCCTGCATCTGGCCCGGCATGGGTCCCGATGGTTCTCCTTGCGAGCCGTCAGGTTCAGGAACTTCCCCGCTAGTTCTCACGTGGGATGCGATCCTCAAGAAGAAAGATCAGTTGATTGCACTGTCTAAGTCTGGCGATGACCGGCCAGATACCGTGGTTGTAGATAGCATGGGTCCTGCTCTTGCATTGGTCAAAGACTGGGTCACAAAGAAAGCAGGTAAGGAGAACTGGAAAGAACTAGATGGCCGACGTGCATGGGACGACGTGTACGAGCAGCTACTCCGGTTTGCCCTCGACCTTCGTCAGCACGGGTATGGTTTTTATTACGTGTGTCACTTGGTCAACGCCAAGATCCCATTGGGTGATGACCGATATGTAATCCGTCCCGAGTTGACAATCACCGATAACTTCTATAAAAGATTGTTCCCTCTCTTCGAGTTGGTCGCAGCGTTCGAGTCTGAGATCGTGACCAAGACTGAGATGGTACAATTGAAGAACAAAGATGGATCCCCAGGACCTAAGCGTCCCAAGTCCATCAAGAAGAAGAGTCACTTTATTACTGTCAACGACGAGAAGTTGGCAGGTATCACTAAGTGTCGGGTAATGTTGCCCGACCGTTTCGAGCTTCCTCCTACCGATTCGTGGTCGGTATTCGAAGAAGCGTACATTTCATCTGCTTCGTAGAAAGAAAGGGTTTTCTCAAATGCAGAATCAAACCAAAGCGATCTTCGCTAACTTGCAGTCCTCGTTCGAAGAAGTCCAGTCCGATCAGGGTCTTGGCTCACTTGGCGAGTGGCCTGCCCGTGGACAGCACAACTGCTATGTCCTGAACATGACCATCACTGACAACGCTACCTTCAAGGAAGCACAGGCAGCCGGTGGTCATGAGCACGACGCTATCAGTATCCAGTTTGGCTATCAGCTGGTCGA